CAGCACCTGAAACATTGTTATGGAATGCTAGGGTAGATCCAGTTATATGGGCAGAAGAAGTAGGTCCACCCAATTCATTCCATTTTCCAGCATGTGCTTTTGCAGCGCTACCATTTCAATTTTGGAAGGGAACTATGAAATTTAGATTTCAAATAGTATGCTCGAATTTTCATAAAGGTCGTTTAAAGATTGTATATGACCCTAATTTTATTGCCAATAATACGTATTTAACTTTTTCTGAATATAATACAAATTATCTTAAAATTGTAGATATTGCAGAAGAAACTGATTTTACAATAGAAGTTGGCAATGGACAAGAACGATCTTTTCTTAATCATCATAGTCCTGGAGTTGACTCTGTAACACAAATGTATTCTAGTACTAGGTATACTGCTAAAGAGTCAGGGAATGGAGTTATTGGTGTTTTAGTTGTTAATGAACTTACTACACCGAATTCTACAGTTACAAATGATATAGAAATAAATGTTTTTGTATCAATGGGAGATGATTTCGAAGTTGCTGTACCTAGTGCAGAATTTTCGAAATTTGTAGTAGCTCCCTTATCTGCACAATCTGGTGTTTTAGATCCGCAATCAGGTGAATATCCAGACACTCAAGATGCTGAAGAAGCTAGTGCTCCTGTACAATCAACATCGACTATTGTTGGTCCAGGTGAGGCTGATAGTCCAGATTTGAATAGGGTATTCTTTGGTGAAGCGATTGCGTCATTTAGACCATTGTTAAAGAGGTATTCATTGTGGAATACAATTGCTAAAGCCCAAACTTCCCCTGCTGTAGTATCCGGTCGTTTTCCTAATTTTCCATATTATAGAGGAGAAGTAGGAGGCGCTGTTGATCTTACTAGTGGTATTCCAAATTCTCCTTATAATTATTGTAATACTTTATTAATGCATTGGGTTACAATTGGATTTTCAGGATATCGTGGAAGTACTCGATGGAAAATAATTCCCCGTGGAACTCAAAGTAGCTCAGATAGGTTTGAAGTAGAGCGAGCTAATTGGGTACCTACACGACCTAATTATAGGTATGCAAAAACTAATATACCTACTCCCACTAATATTACTGGTGCTAGGAAGGATATAGTTTTGGATTATGAAGCAGATTTAAC